CTTTTTTTACACTTTGTGTAAACTCCACCACCGATGTTCCCAACACCTAAGAGTAGTGCGATTTTCGCAACTATCAGAGTTGAGGGGACCGACCGAGGCGAAGAAGTCACGCTAGAGGATTTTCCTCTTGTAGACGTCCTTCAAATTCGAACCAAATATTTTGGTAAGAACCGGATCGGAAAGGACTTCGGATCTGCATGGCAGAAACCCGAGGTCCGCTCAGATGTTTTTAGTAAGTGCTGGGCACTTGTGAAACATTCGGTTAAGCACAAGCTTTTAAAGCGAGTGCTAAGCCTAGACAGTAAATCCCTGGATCTTTTCCAGAGGTTTATGCGCCCGATCTTGGTGCAAACTATGTTCGCAACCGTAGATCTCGATAAAGCTCAAGAATATCTTGAGACTGTCTACTCCGTCATCGCAACATATTACTTGCGATTAGGAATTGTGGAAGCAACCAAATTTTGGAAGCAATACACGAAGTTCCTCGAGGATAATATCCTCGGACGACAAGGCGAAAGGACTCAGTCCCCGAGCCTTCGCATGCCGAGTTTCGGCATACTGTCGACATTCCCTCCTAAGGAGAGAATGGAACGAATGGGCATATGGTGTGCTACCAGATCGCTTCCCCCCGGCCAACATTTGGCAAGAGAGGAGGCTCTCGAACGCACCATTCGCACTTTGTGCACCCCTTCAGACGGAATAGTTCCGTCCGATATCAGACACTTCTCTGGCATAGCCGGAGAGGAGGTCGGACGATGCGCCGAGAGATATATTCTCGAGGCAAGGTCATCCCATGTATCAATGACAAATCACTCATGCATGGAAAGAAGCGTGAAGGAAGGTGGTAAAACCGCCTACTTCATCGATGAGTTTCATAGAGCTTGGCTCTTATCGAAACCAGAGAGGACAGAATATCTGTTCACTCCAGAAGGAATCCTTATAACCTTCCCCAAGGGGGAAGAAAGGTTCCGGGTCGAGCTCCCTGGAATTTCCGGGAAGCAAGATGGGAATTTTGGCGAATCCATCCGACAATCGGGCTGGATCCATCCTGAGAAGGTTGGCTGCCAAGAGAACCGCATCGCGATCCTACTTTGGCTCTTCTCCTATCAAAAATTGATAGAAGAAGGGTACATCCTCCCAGATGGAGTAACTCCATCGGGAAAACCGATCCCGGCCGGTTTAGCAACAATTGCTGAACCAGGAGGAAAGGTGAGGGTAGCGACGAAGTCGCCCGCGGCCCTCACCACTTTTCTTCAGCCTTTTGCGCATATGATGCGCACTTTGCTGATGGCAGATCCAACACTATGTGCTGGACTTGGTGCTTCGCACCAAGTATATGAATGGCTCAAGCGGTATCCGCAGGATGTCATTGAAGGTCCCTTTCTTAAAGGGGATCTTAGCGATGCAACTAATCATATTGATTGGAACATTGCGACTGCACACATGGAAGCCTTCATAGAAGGAATTCAGGTGGGAGCGAAACGCAAACTGTCGGAATATTTCCGATTTGCGTGGAAGCTATGTCTCCAACCTCTAGTCATACAATATGACGGTGAGGAATGGATAACGTGCAATGGGAGCCCTATGGGACTCCCAGGCACCAAGATCATCCTACATAGCCTTATGAAGGCTATTGATAAGATGAGCAATGCTCAGACATCCCCTAAGGGGAAGAACGAGCTAAAACAGGATATGTTCGCAGCTGCTGGG